CATCGCGCTTTGTAGCACAGACATCCCCAACTGGAGACTAGTGGCTATTAAGTTCAAGCGGCGTGGAAGTAGACTCCGGTGACAATTAGTGTAGATCCAGACTGAACTTGAGACGCTAGGGAAGAAGCGTTGCCGTTTTCAAAATGAACAATCTCAGCGTAAGATTGACCGGCAATTACACTGCCTTCGATTTCAGTCTTAGCGTTTGCGGCAAGACCGTTAGCTTGAACTCCAACAGCCGCAGCGTAAGTCGATATATCTGGGATGCTCAATCGCAGGGAGCCAGAAGCTGTACCGCTTGCGGCGGTTACCGACAGCGAAACAGAAAACCAACGCAGATTTCCGATCTCCGTATATCGCGCGGAATTGATCGTGACGGTGTACGTTCTACCACCACCGGAATCTGTTAGAGTCGGAGTGTAAGCGGTCGCGGTATTAAGACCCGAGATATCGGTGTACAACTCCGTAAAGTTGTCATTAGCTTTGATCCAACTCCCGCGCAACGTATCACCGTTGTTGTCGTTTGCGGTTGATCCGACATTGATAACTTGTTGTGACATATCAGTCTTTCGGCAATGCGTACCAACCTTCGGGAAGCGTTATGCGGTTGCTGGAGCGAACGGAAACGCCATCCGCTCCTTTGACCCATACTTTGGCTTTGACGCTCTCAGCAAGCCTCACCGGCTCACCGTGAGGCACCATAACCACGCGAGACCCACAGCCGCAACTAGCGATTAGACTTAGCAATACGATCCAGCAACTTCTTTTTGAGGTCTGGATCTCGTTTTGCGTCTTCAACGGTAGGTGGTGTTTGAACGAAGCCAGTCAGCCACTTGAGCAGAGCGGTTACGATCTGTTCGATGAAATTCACTCGGGCTTTTTGTCAGCGTCTTTTGCGGCGATCAACCCAAAGCCAATGGTCACAGCAGCAATAGTCGCAGCAAGATCAATGTTGGTCGTAGGATCACCATCAAACAGAGATTTCAAAGCACCGCCAACGGCAACCATGATTGCGCCAACACCGGCAAGAGTAGTTTTCCAGTTCATTTTTTGAAGGTTTTATACAGACCGATTGATGCTGCGACAAACGCTAAAACAGCGGCTCCAAGCTGGAACCACTGAGTTAGTTGAGGAATAAAAGAAACCGCACCAGCAGCGGCAGCGGTCGCTAGAGATATTCCAACTCCGCTGCTGTTGTTAGTGTCGGTTTGCATTACTCGGATTTAGGTTGAGCAGCGTTGACGATTAGATCAACAAGCGGCAAAGCAACTTTGGCGTTTTGAATGCCTCCAGCTTTGACTGCAATATCAATGAGTTGCAGCAAACCGTTGGCTTGTTCTTGGGTCAGTTTTACAGTGATTTCCATATTAGGCGACGGGAACTTCAGCCACAGCAACTATCTCCGCAACCGGCACCCACGGCAACGGCGGAGCAATCACCGGAGGATTGATCTGGTTCTCGATCTGGAGCGTCACGTTCGCCTCAATAGCCGCTTGATCGACTCCGTTCTGATAGCACCAGTCCAGCACCTGCTCGGGCTGAAGGTCGGGATAGGGAGTGAACGAACCGGTGGGCGGCGCGAAGCTGCACGAGCCGTAAGCGGTGCCGTAGTAGGTCTTCGCGTCGTCTCCTGTGCCGACAGTCTCAACGCCGTTGCACCGCCAATCAGCGGTAACAACCACGTTGGTGTAAGAGCCTTCGGTGGGCTTAACGAGAAGGCGTTCGATGATCCAAGAGATGTTCATGGTGGTGTTCGATTAAGCAGCAGCGATGGTGGTGACGGTGCCGGAGCTTCCACGGTACTTCAGCGCACCGGCTTCGACGTAGAGTTGACCTCCAGCGACGTTCGCAGTCGGAGCGGTGCCGTTGGCAATCTGGATGGTCTTTGCAGCGGTGGTTCCGGCGGTGGTCAGACCCACCAACAAATTCCCACTCGCATCCAGCGTCATCGCTTGGGTGAAGGTGATGGCGTTGCCAGCGGTTCCGGTGCCAGCAATGCTCCAAGAATGGACACCCGAAAGCTGTTGATAGTGTGACGCTTGAGCCGATGTCTGATATTTCCAGATTCCGTCGTAAAAAGCGTTATTTGTCAACCAAGCACCTTCGGAGTTGCTGACATAACCAACCAAGTTCGCCCGACCATTCTGGAGGCCGCGAAGAGTCACCCACGCACTCGGCGTAACTCCGATGCCGACGTTGCCGGATGTGTCGATGCGCATCCGCTCGGTATTACCAATCAGGAATGCAAGCGGAAGAGTCGTTCCACTTCCGCTCAAAGTGCTGTTGATGTACCAGCGAGTGTTCGCAGGATCGTAAGCAAAAATCAGTCGGGAAGCATTCGACGCCGCACTGTTCAACTCAAGCCCAGTATCCTGAGCAGCACGGGCTGTTATTACGTTTGCAGGACTCGCCCCCACGCCCAGTCCGGTGGAGTTCAGGGTCATCCGAGTGCCGCCTGCCGCATCAAACCAAGTGCAATCGGCAGTTGCGGAGCCAATCGAAAAATAATCAGCAGATCCTCCAAAGTTCGATCCACGCGCAATCTTGAACGCATTGGTTGAATCACTTCCAACAAGCCACAATCCAGTACCGGAGCGGAAGTATTCGGTTGCGACAACAGAAGTGCTGTTAATGCGAAGTCGGGTGTCAGAACCTAAGGTGGCAACTTCGAGTTTCTGGCTAGGAGTCGTAGTTCCAACACCAACCCTATCATTCGCGCTGTCAACCTTCAGAGTGCTGGTATCCACCGTCAGGTCGCCGGTGATGGTGGCGGAGCCAGCGGTGACGAGTCCGGTGACAGTCAATGCTCCACTCGCGGTTGGTGAAGACGAGAGGATGTTGTTGACGCTGATCTTCTTAGTCGTACCAGATGCCGCCATCGACGTATCAGATACATCGACAACCGGAAACATATCGTTGACTGGATCGGCAGCAGTCAGTGCCGTTAGTGCTGTAATTTTAGAGTCTGCCATAGGTCAGTTGGATTGAATTGCGAGTTTGAAAAGGTCTTCCTGTTGCAGAAAACCAGCGTCTTCACGCAACAGAGAGTCAAAAGTGCCAAAGGTGATGACGATCTTTCCGGTGCCGTCTTCTTGCAGCACAAAGAACTCGTCCTCTTGCAGGACATCTCGACGTAGCACCGGCGCATCGGTGCCACCGGCTTGACCGGAGAACAACCGATTGAGTGCTATGCCGAGTGAGATCATTTAGGCTCGAGCTAGAAATGCTACGACGCTACCAGACAAGATCTGGAATCCAGTGATGTTACCCACCAGTGGGAATCCAGCAGGAATGGTCTTGGAGGTCCAAGTGCCAGATATTCCAAATCCAGTGATGGACGTAAACACCGTCGGCTCGGTCGGAATCAAGCCAGACCAGTTGCCGGTCTGAGCGGCGGTGCTAGTGACCAGCGCAAAGCCCTCGCGGCCCATTGAATACTCGGTCGAAATGTCTGCTTGGACGGCCATAAAATTGTGTTTCGGTTAAAGGGGAGGCTGTCAGCGTATCCAACAGCCTCCCCAGTTTTGGTTTGTTAACCCTTACGAATCTTCGGTGCTAAGGCTCCTTGTACCCACAAGATGAGCTTGCCTCCTTCAGGAACAGAAACAGTGTTGAAATTAGTGCGTTGGAGAGTCGCATCAATTTCGGGACCAGCCAGCAATTTAGTTTTGCCGGTCTTGTCCACTGCTATGGTTGTTGCGATGCGCATATCCTTAAGGATTAAGCGGTAATCAGAACCTCAGCTTGCGTAGTATCCGCAGCAGCCGCACCAAACATGATATCGTAAGATGCCATATGAGCGCGAGTGGAGCGGGAATACCAGACAGTAAGCAACACCGACAGACCGTTGCTCAACTCGACAGTGCGCTGCTCGACAAACTCGCCAGCGATCATTCCAACCGGCAAACCGCTCGCAACCGCAATAGCGTCCTGACCGCAGACGAAGCCAGCGGTATTGGCGATAGCACCAGTGTAGTCGTTCTGCTCCAAGATGTTGTTGAAGCCGAAATAACCGTTGTTCAGCGGACCGTAGCGAGCATCAGGGAACGCAGTCGCAGCAGCGGAGAACTGGAGGCGAGCCAAGTGTCCACCATCCAACAGAAGCAGCTTCTGCCGGTAATTCTTGGCAAGAGCCAAGATCGCAGGGAGGTCGCTAGAATCAAAGTTGGCAGCAGTACCAATAACAGTACCAGCACCAAACAGAGCGGCGGTCATCTGAGCAGTCACCTTCTTGCTAATACCAAGAGCGAAGATCTCAGCAGAACCCATTGCCAGATCGCTAATAGCAAAACCCTGATTCAGTTCCTGCTGAGTGACAGTAAAGGTCTTAGTGATCTGATTGACGGTAACGCTAGTAGCGGCAAGCGTAGACTGGTTAGCCGCACCATCCTCAAAGTTAGAAGCATTATCAACAGTCGCATCGCCAGTGGTGAACTTTTTAACTTGGACCGTTGCGCGGGGACGCAAGTTATCCAAGCCAACGTTGCGCGTAAAGCCAGCGATCATCGCGAGCTTAGTGGTAGCAACAGTGATAACCGCATCAGCGAGATAATCAACGACGAGACCAGCAGCGAAAGTATTCGCGTTCTGGGGAGCGATCATCGCGGACTGGCGCAGCAACTCGCTGTGGTTTTGGATCAAGAAGCTCTGACGCTCTGCACCAGCGCGGAGGCTCTTGTGCTTCTCCAACAGAGGATTACCCAAGTTCACGATCACGGGACGAACCGGATCAGGAGCAGGAGCGGCGGTTGGCGACTTAATGGAAGCCTCCAAAGCGGTAAGCTTTGCGAGAATAGCGGACAGATCAACGGGAGCGGCAGGAGCAGCCGCAGCCGTCACAGTAGTAGCAGTATCGGACATATTTGTGTCGGGTTGTTGTGTTGGTTGCGGCGTGGAGTCCACGCCAGAATCGTTGACAGCGTTTTGGCTATCAGTCGAAAGTGTTTTGTCTGTATTGGTATCAGACGGCTCTTCTAGTTGAGCAAAGAGTGCGGAGAACCAATCGCGGCCAGCAGCACCTCCCCAGAGGTTTGCCGCTACATCCGCAGGAGTATTAGGTTCTGCTTCCAAGAATCGGTCGTTGCGTCCCCACCAAGCGTTAGCTTTGCGGATCTTGTTTTCGGTAGGAGCCTCTCCTGCAACCAGCGATTTAGCATCGGTAACAGTTGCTGGCTCTAAACCATCACCAGCAAGACCTTCCTCGTATTGCTCAAGACCTCGACGAAGGTTGTTCTTAACCGTCTCAGGAGCAGTCTTCGTAACAGCGCGAGGATGCCATTTCGCGGCCATCGCAAGCTGTTTGATAGGTTTGTCCACCAAGCCAAAAGCAAGAGCTTCAGGAGTGGTAAACCAAGTCTCTGCTTTCATCGCAGCGCGGATCGACTCGGCAGAGCGTCCGGTCTTTTTAGCATACACTCCAACCAACACTTGAGCGTGTTGATCCAAAGCTTCAGCCATCTTCCGCATATCTTCCGAGGTTCCAGAAGCCATCCCTGACGGATCGTGGATCATCATTAGAGCGGCATCAGCCATCTCTACGCGATCACCGGCAAGAGCGATAATTGACGCAATAGAAGCCGCAATGCCAACGACGCGAGTGGTCACCGGAGCTTTGCGACCGCGCAACTGGTTGTAGATCGACAAACCGTCCCAGACGTTGCCGCCGGGGCTGTTGATCTCTACGAGCAGCGGACCGTTTCCAACTTCATTAAGAACATCGGAAAACTGCTTTGCAGATAGACCGCTTCCACCGTACCAGTCTTCGCCAATTTGATCAAAGATTTGAACGGTAGCAGGATCACCGGCAGCGTTTGCCGGTGCGTAGTAAAGCCAATCTGACTTCTTGGTAAAACTCATTCGGTTTTCTTGGCTTTTGGTTTCCGAGTCTTCTTGACGGTAGCGGTAATCTCTTCCTGCTCTACAACAACAGGTTGCGACCCACCTTCTGACGGAGCGACTGGGGACGGAGATTCAGAAGAATCGTCTTCAATGTCAATAGCAGTTGCAACACTAGTTGCGGGACGCTCTTTCTGAATCACCGAAATCTCAGATACATCGACTCCGTATTTCGCAGCAAGTTGACGTACAAACAAAGCTTGTTGAGCTTTTGACTCTAAAGCAGAACGCCAATCAAGACCACGCGCACCATAGACCTCGTCAAAGGTTACAACTCCGGCTTCTAGCTCTGCCAATTGAGCCGCAGAGTTACGGCCAACGTCAACATTAGGGGAGCGCGGAGCGGTAATTGATACTTCGTACCAGTCGCTTGGAGCGTCGTTAAGAGTGGGATCGTTCTTGATCGCGTACTCCATCGCATATTCGTAAATGCGACGAGCCGCTGATGCCATGACTTGATGGCGAGAGCGGAACCATACAGACGACATATCTAGCGCACCGCGATAAACAGTCCCCTGCATGGACTCTGGGTAAACCAGAACGTAAGGGATACCAACGCCAGCGCAGACTTTCTCGGTCAGTTGTCGCCAATACTCCCGCATATTTACGCCGGGACGCTCGGTCGCAAACTGCTCGAAACTGTCACCGTTTTTCATCACCTTCACGCCAGATCCAAAGACCTGCTCGTAGTAATTCTCAGCAGTGTTTACGCTCGCTCCAGCAGTACCAGCGCGGAGGTTGCTCGCTTGGACTTCACCAGCGTCAGTCTTAACAATCTGAGCGACAGAAGCACCTAACTTACAAGCCTCCATCTCCAGCTTTTGCAGATCATCTAGATCGTGGAGATCATTGATCACCGCCGACACAAAAGGAAGACCTCGGAGTTGACCGGGACGATTCGGCTCGTAGATATGGACTACGGAGTCAGAAGGAATAGAGCGAACATCACTCAGGTTACCCTGAGTCTTTTCCGCTCCGATAAAATAAGAAATGGCTCGTCCGGTACGAGGATCAAACCGGATACCGTCAAACACGGTCTCGTCTGCTTGCATCCCTGCTGGAGTGGCAATGGATTGAGCCTCAATAAGCTGCAATCGAGGTTTGCCGGTCTCTCCTTTGGTCAACAACAAGAACGATTCGCCATCGTAGAACCAGCCGCGAGCAGCTTGTCCCATTAAAGTGCTAAAAGATTGACGAGAACCGATATCGGGATAACGGCTCCAGACATCAAACCACTTCTTAGCCTTTAAGTTCCAAGCAGAATCACTAGAAGCTGGTTGAACCGAGAAGCTAGAGCCAACAGTGTAGCTTTCAAACAAGTCGCCAAGCCTATTGAGCACAGCGTTGTTTTGCTCAAAAAAGCGAGACTTGCGAACGATGGCTTGACGAGTCGAACTGGTAACATCAAACCGCGCGGAAGTGTAGGAGGTGTCTAGATACGAACGACGCAAAGACTGACCGGCTCCTTCGTATTTGTTAACGGGAGCGGGAAACAGCTTGTTCGCTATGTTTTGAAGGAATCCCATTAGCTCATCCGAGTTGTGGCTTCACGTCGAAATTGAGTGAAATCCCCATAATACCGAGTGGTTGAAACCAGAACGGCGGTCAGCATCTTGTTGTAAATCTGGAGATCGGTTGGACTAGCGATCCCATCACCAGAAAGAAGCGTTACAGCGTAATCGTAATCCGTTAGCAGAGACTCCCACATTTGGAGCATCTCAATTGGTGCTGCTGTACCTTTACCGGGTTCAGCAAACTCAACGGAAACGTCAGAGCTAGAAGTGCTACGGACCACATTCCCGCTCTCCATCGAGTCAGCGGAAACAGTCAGCTTTGCCGTTAAAGCCTCAAGCAATGTCAAAGCGGCTTTGCTCGCGTAGGTCGTACGCAAGTAACTCCGCTTAGTTGCTACTGTGTATGTGAACACTTGCGCGGACTATCAACAGACCGCGAAGTTTGTCAACTACTAGAATTTTCGGAGGTACTGGAAGTTAGGTCTCCCCACAACATTACCATAGCAAGTTGCATGATTTCACAGTCGTGCAAATGGTCAGGCCAACGAGTGTTTCTCTTGAACCACAAGTGTTTAATCCTACCGGAGCGGTTAGCCGTCGGCTTGAGAAGATGGCTGTCCAGATGCTTCCAATAGGTATCAGAATCGCTCGCAAAAGCCCCTTCAGCTTCTAGCGGAGCAGGGAGACTACAAACACTCCATTGATGAGTTTCTGTCCCTTTACGGAGCCGCTGGAGCACCTCCCGCATATGCTCGGTATCAAAAACCAACAACGGTTGCACAGCGTCAGTACGCATCGAGGTTGACGTTGTAATTCCAAAGGGATGGATTGAGCCGGTCTTGCTGGTAAATCTGGCTCCGGTCTCGCGTCCTTTCATCGGTAGCCATCCGATCAGCATTGGCTTTCTAAGACCTCCTTCTGGTGGATAGCGAAGACCGCATGGATAGTTTATCGGGCTTGCACTACTCTGAGAAAACTCAGCACAAGCATCGTAGACCGCTTGCGTGTTATAGCCGGAATCAACGCCAACATCCATATCATGGACGTTGTAATGGAGTTGAATCCTACGGAGCGCGGCAAAGTCGTCAGCGTGACCGGCTCCAACAAGTCGAGAGTTCCCTTTGCTCCATTCTCGGCAGACCCACCACAAGAAAGGAGCCGCAGCTTGTACGTCAGCGGTGAGGTAGCGTCTGGCTTCAGGGATTCCAGTGTCAGAGACGATCTCGACTCGGTCCTGTTGGGTCTCCTGATTTTCCCACGGTTCCGCGAGCATCCCGTTGATAAAACCCTGCAATCCCATCATCGAGGATTTGGCTTCCAAGAACGCGACGGCAAGATTTCCCCAAGTGCATTTGCGATCTGGGGAATAGAGAGACGAAAGGTGGTAAGACCTTACGCTCGGGAGGCTGGCTTTATTTTCGGAGATCCACTTGCCGTGACGTAACCCTGCGACTTTCTGGCTGTCGCTTATCTTTCCCTGACAGAGTTGGCAAACGTAATGGGCGGTGGTACGGATGCGCTGCCAGTCAGGTCGCCCATCCTCAAGCTTCTCGTTTTCCCAAGTTACCTGTCGCCACTCCAACTTGATATGCTCGCGGCAGTATGGGCAGGGGATGTAATACCTCCGCTGGTCTCCTCGTAGATATCGCTGCCAGATCCTCCCCTCGGAGGTTGTGGGAGTGCTAGTAAAGAACGCTTTAGAGCTACTGAACGCTTTGAGTCGCTGCTCGGCAAGATCCAGAGCATCAGCTTCTTTAGCGGTCGCGTCAGCGAACTTGTCCACCTCATCTGCGACCAAGATTCTGACGGGACGAGAGGCTAGATTTGCCGGTGAGTTGGAGCCGACAAATGTCAGCGTACAGCGGTCAAATTGCTGCTCAAGATTGGTGATTTGATCTTTGTCCGTAGGAAACCGCGCGACCATAGCAGGAGAGTCTTCCAGCATAGGGAGCCAGCGAGACTTAGAGAAAGACCGCGCTAAGTTCTCGCTCGGCATAAGCCACAACGCAGGAGACGGCTCTACGTCGATTGACCACGCGAGACCAGCCATTAGTGTCGTCGTTTTGCTCGTCTGAGATCCCCAACACAGAGTGACCTCGGAGACCGCAGGATCTTTCCAGCATTCCAACGGTTCTCGGCAATATGGGCGAACCGCCGTAGAGAAGGGACCGGGATGCTCGGTCTGTCTTTGACTTAGAGTCAGATTGCTCTCAGCCCACTCAACAACAGACTGCCGTGGAGTCGGTCGCCAGAGTTGTCGGCGGAACTCTAGGATTTCAAGCTCTAGGTCTGTCATCAGAATAGCTCCTCTGTAATCTGCCCACTCTTGATCTGGTAGTGAGCGGCTCCACTCATATCGATCAGAGCTACCTTCTCGGATCGTCCGTTAACCGTTTTCTCGGTGACTTGATGATTAGCTGCCCACGATGCGCTTCGGTTGAAGATCTCCTGCATCATTACCAAGTCATCGTCGTGAAGGTGCAGGATTCCAAAGAACGGAAGCTTAGTATGTCGAGAGACCTCAAGAGCGGCTTGGAGCTTTGACCAAGAGATCATCCAGCGGTTGTCAAAGGTGGTCTTTAATTTTATTAGACCGTAGTTCCGAGTTTTAACCTCATAGCTTCCGGCAAGAATGCCTCTGGCTGGATCGTGTATAAAACCATCAATGCGGGATGGCTCATCGTTGGAGATTCCGAGAAACTCGAAGCCGGTTTGACGCTCGATAGCTTTGAGCGCGATTCTGTTTTGCCGGAGTGCTTCGATACCGGCTGGCTTTTGGCAGTTTAACACTTCATTCATCTGAGTTGTGTTTTTGAAGTTGAGCTTTTTTTCCGGTGAAGTCTTCCCAACGTTTAACGATAACGTCGCAGTATTTCGGGTCCAATTCCATCAACCGAGCTTTGCGTCCGGTCTTTTCGCAAGCGATTGCTGTGGTTCCAGACCCTCCAAAAAGATCCAAGACAACATCCGATGGTTTGCTGCTGTTTTTAATTTGGTATTCGAACAACTCAACCGGCTTCATGGTTGGATGCTCGCCGTTTCTGCTTGGCTTGTTGAAATTCAAGACGGTTGTTTGCGTCCTGTCAGAACCCCAGAAATGCGCAGCGCCATCTTTCCACCCATACAGACATGGTTCGTGTTTCCAATGGTAGTCTTGCCTCCCTAAAACCAATGTGTTTTTGTTCCAGATGAGGCACTGGCGAATCTTCCATCCGACTTCAAACGCTGCCTTCCGAAAGTTAAGACCTTCAGAATCTGCGTGCCAGATGTAGAACACAGCACCTTCTTTCATCACCGTATCAGCCGTCGAGTAGATGTCTCGCAGGAACTGAGCAAACGAATCGTTGTCCATCGAGTCGTTTTGAATGGTCAAAGCATCCTCAGTTTTGCCCTCGTAAGCCACATTGTATGGAGGATCTGTAAGCAGCAGGTTTGCATGTTCTCCTGCCATCAGACGATTTACAGATTCAATGCTTGTGGAATCTTCACACATAAGCCGGTGATTCCCAAGAATCCAGATGTCTCCGAGCTTGGTTATTGGCTCAACTGGAGCCTCTGGCACTTCATCTGGATCTGTTTCTCCTTCGACTGTTTCTACCGTCAGCAAAGCGTTCAGTTCTTCGTCGGAGAATCCGGTTAGATCCGTATTGAAGCCGTCTTCCTGTAGAGTCAACAACTCGGCTTTAAGCATTTCATCGTCCCAACCTGCATTGAGAGCGATCTTGTTGTCTGCGATGACGTAAGCTCGAATCTGCGATGGAGTCAGGTGACCGAGCCGCAAGCATGGCACTTCATCAAGTCCGAGCTTCTTTGCAGCCATGACGCGACCATGACCGGCAATGATTGTTCCGTTAGCGTCAATCAGGACTGGATTGGTGAATCCAAACTCTCGGATGGAAGCTGCGATTTGCGCCACTTGCTCATCGGAATGAGTCCGAGAGTTTCGAGCGTACGGGATGAGGCTGGAGACCAGCAGGTGTTCTATTTGAATCATTTCCATGGATCAGTTGAATGCAGAGTTTTGAGACACACTTCTTGAACCCAACGCTCAAGCTCGCGCTCGGCGTGTTCTGGGTCATGCGGAGCAATGCGACCGGCAAGCTGCTTGGGCATCGCTTTGAGAAGGCTCGCCACCGCTCCATCGTGATCTTGCATGACTCGTTTTACCCAAGAGCCGGAGACTAAAGTCTTCTCCTTTTCGGCAAGCGCGATTACATCCTGACGAGCGTTCATCAGGTTCTTTGCAGCGACAGCGTGGACACCAACCATTCTGCCAGCGTCCATTGTCTTGTTTCTGAGAGCTTGAACGGCAAGACCATAGGACGCTCGCTCAATCTGCTTCTGCCGCTCGTAGGCTCCAGCAGGAGTGTCAGACGCTACAATAGACTGATTGATCGTTGCTGCGGCTTCTGGCGGTCTGTGGGGACCATCTGGAATGGACGATGCCGCTTCATTGAAGACAGATTCTTGTTGCTGGATCGCAGCCAGCTTCTGAGCGTTACTAGGTCTGCCACCAATACCTTTGCGCGATCCACGCCAAGCGTCAGCTTCCTCCGGCGAGGTCAACGGCATTCCGTTAGCCACAAGCTGTGATACTCGACCTTTGGTCAGACCGCTGTGTTTAACGTATTCAGTTTGTGTCATCGCAGCATAATCGGGAGTTCGTCCGGCTTCATCTTTAAAAGTTCTTGGAGACCGCGCTTGACGGTGTTGTACGTCGGTTGCTTCGGGTCCGACTGGTAGAAAGCAGCGACTTGATCGACGGTGAAAGATCCGATTTTTATGCGGCTTAGATGCCACTTAAGCGTTGAGTGTCCAATGTTGAGGAGTAGGTAGTCCGTGGATAGTGACATAAGTTTGTACTACAATAGCAAGTTCGCTCGCACAAGATGATCGGTCCCGCGCGATCACC